TGCCATTGCTTGATACACCACAGGCTGACATGCCAATTCTTGTAAGCGGTTCATCTGTTTACTTATTCTCACCTGATGGACTGATTGATGCTTCTACTGCTTCAACGGCTCCAACCCTTGAAGGCCCTGATGCAACTCCAACAGAGCCAACAACTCCTGACACACTTGAGGAAAAACCTGCCACTGAGGTTAAGCCTGAAGAAGAAGAAGTAACAGAGGTAAAGGCGTTTATGAAATGGGCGGCAAAGGGTAAGCGCGCAAGACTCTTTGAGTTCAAATCATTAGATCCAATTGTGGGAGATGCTCTTAACCGTTGTGCTTTTGATGGCGATTTAGAAACCGCTAGGGCGCTGGCAAAGGCTTATCTAACATGATCAAGGGCGCTCTTGAGGCAGATGGGCGCATGGCGGCAAAAAATGCTGTAAAGATTAGAGCGGCATTGCGAGATTTGGCAGATTACAAACAAGTCTTTAATGCTTATCAAGAAACGCACCCTATAAGTACAGATAATTTGGCAAGGGATCGCGCCCGCGCTCGCTCATGGGCAATTATGAATTTAACTAACTTGCGTACTGAGGCTCTTGCTTCTGTTCTATGGCGTACATGGGCTGAGGCTTATGTGTTGGGAACTGTAGCCGCAGATGAATGGTTAGAAAAAACAAAAAAATTACAGAAGGCTGACAAAAGTGGTTCTGTTGATTGGTCTAAATGGAAACCAGGAGATAGAGCCGCCGCTCTTATGTTACGCAGGCCAAAAGCGTTTCAACAGATCTTAGATAATACGGGCGTAACTATTAAAGGTTTAACCAAATCAAGCATCAATGACATTGGTAATGCTTTGGCTGATGCTGTTGAACTAGGTTTAGATGCAGAACATGCGGCATTACTTATTAAAAATCATGTGGCAAGTCCTTCAAGAGCGCTGACTATTGCCATTACTGAACAGAACCGCATCATCTCAACAGCCACAATTGAACGCTACAAAGAGGCTGAACTAACAAAAATGGAATGGGCCGTATCTGATCCATGTGACATTTGCGCAGAAAATGATGGGGCCGTGGTAGTTATAGGCGAAAGTTTCCCATCAGGAGATGATCAACCACCTGCCCACCCACATTGCCGTTGCGTTTTGCTACCTGTAATTCCTGGTATGGAAGATGACAGTATTACTGGCAACATGAACATCTTTGCTTAAAGAAACACGCAAAAGAGTAACTTGATACAGTATGCAGTAAGGTTTTGAAAGGACTGCTATGCCATACCACATTGGAGACAAAGGAACACATGGGTGTTCAGGTTTTCCCGTGGTAAAAGATAGTGATGGCGAAGTAATGGGTTGCCATAAAACAGAAGAAGCCGCAAAAAGACAATTAGCGGCTCTGTATGTCAATGAACCTGAAGCAAGTAAAGGCGCAGATAGTGGATTTGTACCACCGCAAGAAGTGCGCAATAACGCAAAACGCGGATTAGAACTTAGAGAAAAGCATGGCCGTGGCGGAACAGCCGTAGGTGTTGCTCGCGCCCGCGACTTGTCTAACGGAAAAGCATTATCATTAGACACATTAAAGAGAATGAACTCTTACTTTGCCCGACATGAAGTTGATAAAAAAGGTGAAGGTTGGGGCGTAGATAGTGCAGGTTACATTGCTTGGTTGCTTTGGGGCGGAGACGCTGGCAGAGCATGGGCTAAAAGAATTACCAGTGAACAGGAAAACAAGGAGAAATCAATGGCAAGCAATCTAACAACCACCTCATACTTTAGTATTGAGAAGGCTGACCGCAATCCTGACGGCACAATGACCGTTTACGGAAAGGCCACTGATGACTCCATTGACATTGATCAACAGATTTGTGATGGTGATTGGTTAAAGCGCGCCATGCCCGCCTGGTTCAAGTCAGGTGGAAACATTAGAGAACAACACAGCAACATTGCCGCTGGCGTTGCAAAAGAGTATGAGGCAAAGGCTGATGGACATTACATTGGCGTGTTGGTTGTAGATCCTGTTTCAGTGAAGAAGGTAGATGCTGGCGTACTCAAAGGTTTCTCAGTAGGTATTAAGAACCCACGCGTTGTAAGAGACGCAAAAGCGGCAAATGGCCGCATTGTTGATGGGCAGATTGTGGAAGTATCTTTAGTGGATCGCCCTGCCAATCCCAACTGCCAGTTAGTTTTGGCTAAGTCTGTTGATGGTGAGAAGGATTTGGTTCAGGTAGAAGAATGGATTGAGAAGAAGGACGGCGAAGAAGATACATCTCAAGTAATTAAACCGCGTAAGGGTGAACCTGCCGATAAAGAATTATACGCAGAGGTCATTAGAGCGGCTAAAGCAAAGTTTGATGTGTACCCATCTGCCTATGCAAACGCCTGGGTTGTTCGCGAATACAAAAAGCGCGGCGGCAAATACCAAGCAGAGAGCAAGAAAAAAGGTTTACAATCTGACGGTAATTTAATAAAGGAGAACCCAGTGGGAACAGAAACAATTGCCGTACCTGAGTTTATTTTGGGCGATCTTTTCAAGTTTGATAAAGGTGAGTATGAGCGCGCTCGCGAAGCGTTAGCAAATCTCATTTCTATTGAAGCACAAGAAATGAAAGAGGGCAGTGATGAAATCCGCTCAATTTCACACCTACTAGAAGCCGTTGCTCATCTCCATGCTTGGTATGAGGGCGAAGAAGCAGAAGGAGAAGTAATGGAAGAAACAGAAATTGAAATGGCGGCTAAAGAAGCAGATGTTTGCCCTGCATGCGACAAGATGGGTTGCAAATGCACAGCGGCAATGAAAGAAGCGGCTATGAAGAAAAAGATGAAGGAAGCGGAAGCAGAAGCAGAAGCAGACATGAAAGATGATGCCGCTAAATCTGCCGACATTGCTAAGTGCTTAGAATGTGGTTGCACACAACCAGGTTCCAATCATGGCATGACTACAACAAATGATTTTGCAAATGTATCAAAGCCTTCTCATGTAACAACAGCAACAATGATTTCATCAGGCGAAACCGCAGGTGTTCCATTCAATGCAATTGTTACTGACTCACAGGCAATTATTGCCGCGCAGTTAGGTACTAAATCAGTAGAAGGCGAAGAAGTACCTACTGAAGAAGCAACAGAAGAAGTTTCTACTGAGGAAAACTCAGAAGAAAAGTTAGAAGCCATAGTAGAAGAAGTGGTGGACAAAGCGACAAAGGCTCTCAAATCAGAGATTGCCAACCTTGTATCCGCAAAAGAGGCGGCTGAGGTGCGAGCAATAAGTTTGGAAACTGAGTTAGCAACCGCTAAATCTTTGGCTCTAGGCGGTGGCCCAAAGCGAACAGTAAGCCCAATTGATGTGAAAACAACAAATGACTTACTCACTAAGGCCGCTGTTTACAAAGCGAAAGCACAAGCAACAACTGACCCAATGCTTGCTAAGGGATACAAGCAATTAGCAGATGAATTTCTTGCTAAGTATGACGAAACCCTTAACAAGTAACTAACCCAAACAACTTATCTCTGAAAGGATAACAATGGCGCTACATGCTCCAAAGGTCGCAGACCTTTTTAGTGATGCAACTCCAAAGGAAGCCGCAGAACGCTTTGAAGAATTCTCTAGCGAACTTAGCAAGAGTCTTTCAAATGCTTCTCATGTTCCAGGACAAGCACCAACAACCGATCCACTACAGGCAATGGAAACACTTGCACTTAGCAAGTCTCTTTCACCTGATGCCGCGGCTGGTTTGAATAACGCACTTGCCGCACAACGCGTTGCAATGCAGGACATTCAAAAAGAAATCACACTTACAACTCCGCTTGATACATCTTTTGCGGCATTTGACTTAGAAGCACCTTCTAAGTTGCTTACACCACGCCCTACTCCATTGCGTAACCGTATTCCCCGTAAAAAGGGCGTTGGTACTTCACACCGTGTAAAGCGTATTCTCGGTTACACAGGTACAGGTACAGGCGGACAAGGACAGATTTGGCCTGGTATTACAGAAACTACTCAGAACAACTTTGCGCCAGGAAGTTCAACACCGTTTGAACTAATCCGTGGCCCACAGATTGCTTACACCGCAGATGACTTAATTCTGCCTTACAACTCATACTCACTATCTGATCAGGTTTCATTTGATGCAAACTTCTCAGGTATGGGTTACCAGGATCTACGCCAGTTGTCATCAACTTCTACTCTATACGCAACAATGCTTATGGAAGAACGCATGATGCTAATGGCTCGCGGAACAGCAACAGGGTACTCAGGTACTCTTGCCGCTCCAACAATTGCAGTTACATCTCCTGCCGCATCAGGAAGCCAAACAGGTTTTGCCGCAGGTGCCGCTGGTACTTACTATGTAGCCGCTACAACTGACGCAGGTATTTCTGTAAACGGTTTTGGTGAGTCAATTGCAACAGCAATTGTTTCAACAGCCGTTGCTACTGGTGATGTAATTGTTGTAACAATTTCAGCACCAGTCGTAGGCGCTCTTGGTTACAACATCTATGTAGGCGGAGCAAACGCTTTGGCTTCATTGACATACCAGGGAACAATGAAGGGAACTGGAACATTTGTAATCCAGGCCGCAAATACTTCAGGCCTAACAGGTAACAATGCTCCTTACACAACAACAGGTGCGCTTGCTTCACGCGCAACAACAAACACATCTGCTTACGCAACTGGTTATGACGGAATTCTTCCTACAGTTCTAGGCCCTAATACTGGTTACAACAACGCAATCAACAGCACATTCTCAACTGCTAACCCAGGCGTAGAATTCCAAACTGTTTTTGCTAACCTATACCAGAATGTAAAGGCTGATCCAGACATTGTTCTAATGAACGGAAATGATCGTAAGCAACTATCTGATGCGATCAAGTCAGGTTCAACCGCTAACTATCGTTTGATGATTGAAAGCCCAGGAACAACAGGAACTACATACGGTTCTATTGTTACAGGACTTCAGAACGAAGTTACAGGTAAGGCCGTGGACATTATGGTTCACCCGTGGCTTAACCCAGGTGTTGCGCCTGTTCTTTCATGGACACTACCAATTCCTGATACACAGGTTTCTGATGTATGGGCAAACTTCTTGGTACAGGACTACATGGGTATCCAGTGGCCAGTAACTCAGTTCACTTACGACTTCTCAACCTACTTCCGCGGAACTTTCTTCTGCACCGCTCCTGCATGGAATGGCGCAGTTTCAGGTATCGTTTCAGCGTAAGTTACAACTTAATAAGAAGGGAGGGGTGCGGTGTAAAAGCCGCACCCTTTCTCAATTAACTAGGAGGCAAAATGGGAAGATGGGTAGCACCTGACAGGGGTGTAAAAGAAACTGTTGTTGGCGGTAAAAGTTATTACACAAATCGCCAGGGAATTTATACTGTAGAAAATAAAGCACACGCAAAGGCAATGAAGGCTGAAGGTTTTTTTGAAGCATCACTAAATCCAATTTCTAGTGATGACCGCACACGGGGATTTACTTGCGTAGAATGTGGCTTTGGTGGTTGGTTTCGCAAATGTGGGCGTTGCGGATACGAGTCACAAGAAACACAGCGAGATGGAGAATAAATAATG